TCGCTTCCAGGCGAGGTACTCTGCCGCCTCTGCGACAGAGGCAAAACATTGTACAAAACGGATATCATCCTCTGCCCTTGGGTCTATAACAGCAGATATCGTCGAGCCGTGTTCTTGGCCCATATGGCCCAGGCGTTTCGCATATTCGTCGAGGGCTCCATATTTGTAGCCCTTGGCCCTAATCAACCAATAGACAAACTTCCTATGCTGGTGTTCCTCCTGGTGAATAGCTGCCTGGTGCGTATGTCCACAGGCCCAGATATTTGCATCAACGGTCATCAAGGCCGCTTTGCCTGCCGAATGCAAAGTATTCCAAATTGATCTGCCGCTAAAATCATGTGCCGTCACTATGCGGCAGCGTTTGCCATTAGGAAAAACAATCTGCCACCTGGCACCCCAATCGGACATCGGAATCCTATGGGTATTATGCGCCCGTAACAGATCCGCATCGGCCCCCCAGAGGTCATGGTTTCCCATTATCCAGCACGCATATTTTACCCCTGATTCAGTTAGCAACCATCGCGCTAAACGCCGCGCCGTGTCTAATGAGGTATCGCTTTTTGCGTGTAAGCGTGCCAGCCGTCCAGGCCAATCCCCATCTGTGGTGTCTCCAAGGTTACAAACAAGATGTCCAGTATCTTCACCATTCGGGCCAGGGTTTTGCATTTTCGACAAATCGGCTCGAAGTTCTCCTATTCGGCAATTGCCACTGTCGATGTGAGGATCTCCGAGGAAATGAAGGCATATCGGTTTCAGATCGCCCTTAATTTTGACCTCATACCAATCTTGCTCTTTGAACTGAGCTAGGCGTTTATCAAACCGGCGTTCCATAATATCGAGGATCTCCTCGACAGGTATGTCTCCGGCCTCTTGAAAATGGGGGAGTTCCACGTTCTGTGTTTCCGCATCGCGGACAGTCAGTTCTCGATCTCGCGCAAGGCGCAGTCGATGTTCTAGCGTGGACCTAGGAATTTTTAATGCACGGCTCGTTTCCGCGATGGTGCCGTGTTTCTCTAAGGCAACAAGTGATCCTATTAAAACTTCATCATCTAAAGGCTTTGTAGCCATGCAACCTCTCCGCGTAACGACCAACACGCCCAGGACATTGTTGGGCGTATCTACTGTCGAGCAGTTCTTCTGCTGCCCTTTTGTAATCCTCGCGCTCTAGCGCATGGAGCATACGTTTGAACTTCTTAAATGTGGGTAGGCCCAGTTGAAAGCACACCTCAATCAGTACGTTCTGCTGCGGCTCCGGCGCGTTGCGAAACCAGCGAAAATTATTGCGGAGTTCCTTCACGGTTCGAGCGACGTCGTTGCGTAACAGGATCTCGGCCTCGTCCTTGGTAACTCCCAGACCTACGCCGTCCTCGATGCAGCGTCCATAACCCAGCGAGGCATGGCCCAGGATGTCGCGGTAATAGTGTGCAGAAAAACCTTCCTCAAACTTGAGGCTGTCAATTATGTCTTGCGCTATCATTCGCTATCACCACACGTCGCGTGCCAGGCCGCATTGTGCGAACGCACGGCAGCGATCGTCTCGGGAGTGTCGTCTTGGGATGAGTAAAAAATAGGATTAAATATAATGCACCCACTATCGCTTACGGTCGCGGTTGTACCGATCAGACAGCCGGGCAATGTCATCATCAAGAGCAAGAGCGCGGCGTGCCGCGTGAGCCTTGCGGATAATGTCCATGCGTTGTGTGGACTGTTCATGGGCATACCGATCCTCTCCGGCTTTCATTAACCTTCGATCTCGTAGCAGCCCCGCCAGATTTTTGAACAATCCAACGAGGCCGCTTAGTAGTTTTAAGAAGCTCATGCTTCGTTAGCGAAGCCCCAGACACCAGCGGCGGTGCCGAGGGATATAACAATGTCAGCGATACCAGAGGCGTCGCCAGGGATGGGGAGCCCTAGATGCTCGTTCGCAATCAAGAGCCCCAGGCCGATCACGGCCACCATAAGTTTGCGGTACTTGTTCATCTACTTTCCTTTTTTAAGTTAACAACATATTCGCAGCGACCGTCGCGGCCGCCAGTAACACAGTTCCAATTATCATCCACGCGAGCTTTTCCCAGCGTTCGCGTAGCGCTCGCAATTCCTGATGAGCATCCGCCCATCGCTCGCCACAGATTTTCTCGTGACGGTCGATCCGCTCAAGCGCATCGAGGGCAATCTGTGTAGGTGTCTTACGAACTGCTTTTGTCATCGATGCGGTCCCTTAGTTTGTTGGTGTATTCCCAAATCGCAGAGATCTGCTTTTCCTGTTGCTCGGTCTGGGCCTGGATCTTCGTCAACGTGACGAATGTATTTCTGGACATTATGAGATCGACGTCCTTACGCAGTTCATGCACCTGCTCGCGCAGGCGTGTGGCGACTACTACAAGGACGCCAATGCCAATGACCTGCGGCCACCATTCTTGAACCCAGCCGAACTCTTCCATTTTTAGATAGAGCCATCTTTCTCGTTTAAGATTGCTTGCAGATCGTCGGGCAAATACTCCTGGTGTACGCGCCCTCTGATGCGAATAATGCAGTTAACCTCGCCGACAGGCCGTGCCGCCACTACGGCGAAGACGGGAAACTGCGGAGACTGAAAAACAAACACACGGGCCGTCGCGTCTTCAATTCCGTGATGCGCCAGATAATTCTTGACTGCGTCCTGGTTAAGCTCGGCCCGGCGGGGGTTCCACTTTGCAAAAAACTGTTCGAGAACGGGCAGGGCATCGCCGACCCGCCCACACGCATTTTCGTAGACCTCGTTATTGGTTTGCGGTAAAGCCTTGCCGACATAAAAAAAGACGGCCGAGGCCGCCAACATCGCACAGAGAATTTTATACATTTAAAACTCCAGTTCACTTCTCCGTGTGATTGCTGTTTTCGGAATACAGAGCAGCCCGTCCCATTTCGGCGGGACGTTGTCGTCGCAACTGCTTCCGATCGTCAAATACGCCTCTTCGTCGGCGACAATAATCCCGACGCTAACTATTTTTGCCGGGCGCAGATCTTCCGGCGTGCCGTCCCAGGTCGCGTCACTCCCGCAAGTATCGATCCATTCAAGACGGACGGCTTTCATTATGCAAGCTCAGGCCAATCGTACAGGATGCCGGACTTATTGCCCTCGCCATCCCACACAACAAACAGAGCTTCTATTGCTTCAGTATCAGCAGCATTGGTAATGGCTGTCTCCATCTCTGTGGCCTTCTCGCGGATTGCATCTCTCCAAGTTTGGATATTACTTGGGATTGCGGTGCCTTTATCAGCCTTGCGGATGATCGCCCAATCAGTTTGTGATAAAAGATCTCCTTGCTGGGATTTTACTGTAGAAATTAAAGTAGACCTCACCCCGCGAAGTACTCGCTGCCTTCCTTTATCATCTTTTAACAGATTACCGTTTTCATCTTTAGCATTTTCATCTTCAAGATTTCGTGGCTTTTTTGTGACCTTTCCAGCTTCATCCTGTGTAAACGACCACGTTATGCTATTCGGGATTGGGTCAGGTATAAGCTCCTCCAGACCAACAGCTTTCTTCTCATCTTCGCTCCAGATCTGCCAATTCCTTGGGTGAGTTATCCCATTAGCATCTTTCCATGAAGAGCCTGGTTTTATAATATTTCCTGTTTCGATTTCTCTCCACATAGGTCGCTCCTATTAAATAGTATATGTTCGTTCTTCTGCTTCAGACCAGGAAGCAACATTAGTTTGTGTATTCAAATCACGAAATGTCGAACCATCGTGTGACGCTTGTAGTGTAAATGTCTTCGGTCCTTGGCCTTCCTTGCCATCTTTCCCTGCTGTGATTTTGTAACTTGTAGCTGTAATTCCGTTACCACTTCCCAGATCCACCTGGACGTATTGAGGGTAAGCCGCCGTATACGCGCTGGCCCAATGGGAATCTGTACTGGTAACATCCCTGTCAAAAGCCCTGTAATACGTTCTCGTTGCATTATCTCTACTTGAAGCACTTGCAACCAAGGGTGAAGGAGCAGAATCTCCTGTCATTGCCGTTGGGTACTGTGTAGTACTAACGAATATTTTTAACTCACCTACAGCAACTTCATTGGCATTATGGCCGTCTGCAATACTTAATCTCCAATATCTATAAGTAGTATCTGAATCCTCTGGGGAGAGTTCCAACCCAACAATTAGGGGGCGATTGCCGTCAGCTCCTGCAAAACTAAAACTCGTGCTTGCATCTTCCGCTAATGCACTCGCACCAGCCATGTTGGATTCGTTGGACTGATTGCCGTTAAAAGTTAGGCCGGAGGCTCCTGTTATAGTAGTACCGCTATCAGAACCCGTTGCTGCAATAACAACACTTCCATCTTGATAGGCAGACATGGTGTCGTTGTAGGCGTCTGCACTTACGGCTTGTCGCATAGCACCTATGCCTACATCTTCAACCTTCCAGACGAAAATCATAGTGCGGTACATGGATCGATCCCACCCCACGACACAAGTGTTCGTTCCTGAGCTAACGCCCGAACAAGTTCCGATATAAAGTGCTACTTCTGAATCATCTTTCTCAGAAGCTTTAACCGTAATTGTTTGCCCGTCCAATGTGAACGTAGACAGAGATGGATCTCCACCACTCTGTCCGTAAGCAGCAACAACCATATCGCCACCATCGCCACAAGCTACACTGATGCTATAGCTGGTGGCATTACTGCTATCGCCAGCACTTCCTGTAAACGTAACAGCGCCTTTAACATCAGCGGGAGCGTTAAACCAATTTCCTTCTGTGAACATTTAATTACCCGAAATTAAGTTGAGGAGCGCCGAGCAGAATGGAGTTGTCGGCTTTTATGATGTACGGCACAACGTCGTAATCGTTGTTGGCGGTCGAGAGCGTCAAGCCACCAGCGGCAGCCGTTTCGTAATCACCGTGGAGCGAAACAGTCCCTGCCGAGGAAGAGCTTGGCTGTATAAAAATGATTACGCCGCACTGCCCGATTTGAGATGCTTCGGTAGTCGGTGCCGCCAATGTGTTGCTACCCGACGCCAGGGTAATTATAAAATTAGTGTAAGTATCGTAATCCAGCACACCAGATGTTGCCGACAGCGCGGCCGTGTATGTGCTTGGCAACTGAGCTTTGGTAAACGTGTTCTGCGCGTTGGTGGCAACTATGTTCGCCGAGGCAAGCGACGTCGCCCCAATGCCGCCGTTAGCAAGCGGTAGCGTTCCTGTCACCTCGGCAGCTAAGTTGACCCCGCCGTCTTTTATTGTGACTGCGCCGGAGCTGACTGCAAAGTTGTCGGAGTGGAAGCTTGCGACGCCTTTGTTAGATGTTGTCGCATCTTCCCCGGAATAAGTTACTGTGTTGGTCGAACTCACCGCGACATCGATGCCCTCGCCAGCCGCGAAAGTTTGCGTCTCGCCGTTCTCAACGTCTTGTGTGGTTGATCCATCGGACATAGTAAACGATGTCATGCCGCCGCCTGCGTTGCCCGTGCGGACGAAGCTTAAAACGACGGCGTCGTTGTTGGAAAATGAACCTGTCCCGGCAACGTAAGTAAGTGCCTGTTTCGTATACCCGCTGGCATTCGTCGCCGCGCCCGTGATATTCCAGGTTGCCCATACAGCCGAGTTATCGCGCTTCGACATTGTGATCGTTCCGCGAAGTGCGGTCGTCGTGCTGTCGTCCCAGGTTTGCACCAGCGTCGAAAT